CGGCGTGCGGCATGTGGGCGCGCGTGTTCAACCACGCGGCCAGCGCTGTCGAGGAGGGGCTCTGGGAAGACGCCGGCGACGACAAGAACATCAAGACCTTTACCATCAAGTTTCCTGACAGCGGCCACCGCATCGTGGCCCTGTCCAGCCGCCCCGCCAACCTGCGCGGCAAGCAGGGCGTGGTGGTAATCGACGAGGCGGCGTTCCATGACAAACTGGGCGAGCTGCTGAAGGCGGCCCTGGCCCTGCTGATTTGGGGCGGCAAGGTCCGTGTGATCAGCACCCACAACGGCGAGCGCAACCCCTTCAACGAACTGATCAACGACATCCGCGCCGGCAAGCGCCGGGGTAACGTCCAGCGCATTAGCTTCAAGGAAGCCGTGGACCAGGGGCTGTACCGGCGGGTGTGTCTGCGCCTGGGCAAGGAATGGACCGCCGAGGGCGAGGCCGAGTGGATCGAGAGCGTGTACGCCTTCTATGGCGACGCGGCCAGCGAGGAGCTGGACGTGATCCCGTCGCAGGGCTCCGGCGCCTGGTTGTCGCGTGCCCTTATCGAGGAGCGCATGACCGACCAGGCCGAGGTGTTGCGCCTGGCCATGCCCGACGAGTTCAAGCACTGGGCGCCGCACCTGCGCGAGGCCGAGATCCGCGAGTGGTGCGAGCGCGAATTGCACCCGCGCCTGGCGGCGCTGCCGGCGGATCTGCTGGTTTCGTTGGGCGAGGACTTCGGCCGGGTCTCCGACCTGACCGTGATCGCGCCCATGGTCACCGGGGTGGACCTGGTGCGCCGGGTGCCGTTCGTGGTGGAGCTGGGCAATATGCCCTTCGAGCAGCAGCGCCAGGTGCTGTTCTATATCTGCGATCGCTTCCCGCGCTTCCATGTGGGCGCCCTGGACGCCCGGGGCAATGGCGCCTACCTGGCCGAGGTGGCAACGCAGCACTACGGCGCCCGCATCCATGA